AGCTTTCCAGATCAGGTAGTACCTGAAGCAGAGAAAAGATCTTTAGAATATGGATTAGCTGTTGCACAGGCAATAGAACATGAATGGTTTCGAAACACAAGTGGACAAAATAGATTTATTAATAATTATCAAAATTTTAATAGATTAAAATTATACGCAAGAGGTGAACAACCAGTTCAAAAATATAAAGATGAATTAGCTATTAATGGTGATTTATCTTATTTAAATTTAGACTGGAAACCAGTACCTATATTATCTAAGTTTGTAGATATAGTTGTTAATGGTATGACTGATAAAGGTTATGAAATAAAATCTTATGCTACGGATCCTTTTGCAGTAAAACAAAGAACTAATTTTGCTACAAACGCTTTAAGTGATATATATAATCAAGAAATAATACAACAACTACAAACACAGTTAGGCCCTCAACCTGCTTTAGCTGCTTCTGCTTCTCCTGAAACATTACCAGCTAGTGAAGATGAATTAGATCTTTATATGCAATTAAATTATAAACAAAGCATTGAAATAGCAGAAGAAGAAGTAATAAACAATGTTTTAGATTATAATAAATATGATGAAACAAAAAAAAGATTAGCTTATGATCTTACTGTTTTAGGTATAAGTTGTGTTAAAACTAATTTTAATTTATCTGAAGGTATAACTGTAGATTATGTAGACCCAGCTAGTATTTGTTATTCATATACAACTGATCCTAATTTTGAAGATCTTTATTATGTAGGGGAAGTAAAAAGTATGTCATTATCAGAAGTTAAAAGACAATTTCCTAGTTTAACCGATAAAGAATTAGAAGAAATACAAAAATTTCCAGGTAGAAACTCTTATACAAATACTTATTGGGGTCAGTCTACACAAGATCAAGTACAAATATTATATTTTGAATATAAAACATATCATGATCAAGTATTTAAAATAAAACAAACAGAAAACGGATTAGAAAAAACATTAGAAAAAGATGATACTTTTAATCCACCAGAAAGTGATAACTTTAAAAAAGCTTCAAGATCTATAGAAGTTTTATATACAGGCGCAAAAGTGCTAGGGCTAGGTAACAATATGCTTGAGTGGAAACTTAGTGAAAACATGACTCGACCTAATGCAGACACTACAAAAGTTAATATGAATTATGTTATTTCTGCTCCTCGTATGTATCAGGGTAGAATAGAATCTTTAGTAAGTAAAACAATAGGTTTTGCTGATATGATTCAATTAACTCATTTAAAATTACAACAAGTATTATCAAGAATGGTACCAGATGGTGTATATGTAGATGTTGATGGATTAGCAGAGGTTGATCTAGGTAATGGTACTAACTATAATCCATCTGAGGCTCTTAACATGTATTTTCAAACTGGTAGTATTGTTGGTAGATCATTAACACAAGATGGTGAATTAAATAGAGGTAAAGTACCTATTCAAGAATTACAGACTTCAAATGGTATGTCAAAAATATCAGCAATGATACAAACATATCAATACTACCTACAAATGATACGTGATGTAACCGGTTTAAATGAAGCAAGAGATGGTAGTACGCCTGATAAAAACGCTTTAGTTGGTTTACAAAAACTAGCAGCAGCAAATTCTAATACAGCAACAAAACATATATTACAATCATTAATGTATATAACAGTTAGAACTTGTGAAAATATAAGTTTAAGAACGGCTGATATGTTACAGTTTCCATTAACAAAAGCTTCTTTATTAAATAGTGTTAATACTTTTAATACTAATACTTTAGAAGAAATAGATAAACTTCATATACACGATTTTGGAATATTTTTAGAATTAGAACCTGATGAAGAAGAAAAAGCTCAACTTGAAAAAAGTATACAAATAGCATTACAAGCAGGTAATATTGGTTTAGAAGATGCTATAGATATAAGAGAAATTAGCAACATAAAACTTGCTAATCAAATGCTTAAATTAAAACAAACAGAAAAAGAAGAGAAAAAACGAATAGAACAATTACAAAATATACAAGCTCAAGCAAATGCAAATGCTCAGTCAGCTGAAAAAGCAGCTTTAGCTGATGTTCAAAAAGAACAAGCTATAGCTCAAACTAAAGTTCAAATAGAACAGGCTAAATCTCAATTTGAAATAGAAAGAATGGAACAAGAAGCTTTAATTAAAAAACAATTAATGGCTGAAGAGTTTGAATATCAAATGAAATTAGCAGAAATGCAAGCACAAGTGCAAAGACAAAAAGAACAATCAATAGAAGATCGTAAAGATGAAAGAGTAAAAATACAAGGTACACAACAAAGTGAACTTATAAACCAACGACAGAATGATTTATTACCTCAAAATTTTGAATCAGCAGGTAATGATAATTTAGATGGTTTTGGACTAGAGCAATTTGGTCCTAATTAAGAGTTATTATTAATTTTATATTATTATATTATGTCTAAACAAAAAGAAGTAAAAACAAAAGAAGAAGAAGTAAAAATTACTGCTACTGATACTACTCCTACTAAAAAAGAAGGAGAGTTTAAAATAAAAAGTGCAAAAAAAATAAAAAACTTAGGTGAAGAAAAAATACCTGATATTATTAAGGTAGATTTAAGTAAACCTAAAAAAGAAGAAAAAGATGCCGTTCAAACACAAAAGACAAATGATAGCGATGCTGTTGTCGAAAGTTCCGAAGACAGTAAAGACAGCGAAGGAGTGGTTAAAGAAGTACGGCCCACCGACGAAGGAGTAGAGTCTGATTCGCCTATACAAGAAATAACAGATGAAAACGATACACCTGACGAGGCAGGAGTGGATGGAAGCGTTGAAACTACCACTACCTCATCGAAACAAGAAGAAATACCACAGGAAGTTGAAACACAAAAACTCCCTGAAAATGTAGAAAAATTAGTAAAGTTTATGGAAGAAACTGGCGGAGACATACAAGACTACGCTAGATTAAACGCTGACTATACTAATGTAGATGAAAATACACTTTTACATGAATACTACAAACAATCTAAACCTCATTTAAATGCAGAAGAAAGAAACTTTATAATAGAAGATTCTTTTGCTATTGATGAAGAATTAGATGAAGCAAGAACTGTTCGTAAGAAAAAGCTTGCATATAAAGAAGAAGTTGCAAAAGCCAAGAACTATTTGGAGAAAATCAAGAGTAAATATTACGACGAGATCAAGTTGAGACCGGGCGTTACTCAAGACCAACAAAAAGCTACTGACTTTTTCAACCGCTACAATGAAGAACAAAAAGTAAATAATGTTAAACACGACCGTTTTGTTACCAAAACTAAAGAATTATTAAACGATAATTTCAAAGGTTTTGATTTTAATTTAGGAGATAAAAAATTTAGATACGGTATTAAAGATCCTGGTAGTGTTGCAAATAGCCAAAGTGATATTTCAAATTTTATAGGAAAGTTTCTTAATAAAGAAGGAGAAATAGCTAATGCTAAAGGTTATCATAAAGCATTATATGCTGCACAAAATGCAGATACTATTGCTAATCATTTTTATGAGCAAGGTAAAACCGATGCTATTAAAGATCAATTAGCAAAATCCAAAAACATAAGTACTGATAGTCCAAGGCAAACAGCTACGGGCGATGTATTTGTTAATGGTTTTAAAGTAAAAGCAATTAGTGGTGTTGATTCTTCAAGATTAAAAATAAAAAAGAAAACATTTAACTAAAAATAATAAATTATGTCTTTAATACCACAATTTGGTGCGATAGTACCTGCTCCTAATCAGCAGTTACTAGCATCAGCATATTTGGCATTTGATGGTGGAGCAAATGATTTTGCTCAACAATATTTGCCAGAGTTATACGAACAAGAAGTAGAGCGTTATGGAAACAGAACGTTATCTGGATTCTTGAGAATGGTAGGCGCTGAAATGCCTATGACATCAGACCAAGTAATTTGGTCAGAACAAAACAGATTACACATAGCATATGATAACTGTGTTAACGGCCAACAAGCTGCTAACCCAACCATTACTATCCCTGCTGCTACTGCTCCAGGCGTTACAAGAAACGTAATTAGCCCTGGTCAAACAATAGTAGTAATGGATAATTCTGGTAACGAAGCAAAATGTTATGTATCTGCAAGTAACACTGGAACAGGTGTTTTAACAGTAGAACCATATTTAACAGCTGGTCTTGGTGCCGCTGTAATGGGTGCAACTGTAAAAATATTTGTATACGGTTCAGAATTTCAAAAAGGTGCTTCTACAGTTAACGCTGGTGCTGGCGCTTTAGTTGATGCTCCTGCTGCTCAGCCACAGGTAACTATCACTCCTTCTTTTACTCAATTTTCTAACTCTCCTATCATTATAAGAAATGTTTATACAATAAACGGATCTGATATGGCTCAAATAGGTTGGGTTGAAGTTGCTACAGAGGATGGAACAACGGGTTACTTATGGTACTTAAAAGCGGAGTCTGAAACAAGATTACGTTTTGAAGACTACTTAGAAATGATATGTGTTGAAGGTGAGTTAACAGCTGCTGGTTCAGGTGTTTCTGCTCTTGGTACAGGTCTAGGTGGTACTCAAGGTTTATTCGCTGCTATCACAGCTAGAGGTAACGTAGAGATTGGTTTCTCTGGTGCTTCTGGTATAGATGACTTTGATGAGATTCTTAAAAACTTAGATACTCAAGGAGCTATAGAAGAAAACATGCTTTTCTTAAATAGATCTACTTCTCTAGAGTTTGATAACATGCTTTCAAATGTTTCTTACGGAGCACAAGGAGGTACAGCTTATGGCTTGTTTGAAAATTCTGAAGAAATGGCATTAAATCTTGGATTTAGTGGTTTCCGAAGAGGATCTTACGATTTTTATAAGACTGACTGGAAATACTTAAATGACGCTTCTACTAGAGGTGCTCAAACAGGTATCTCTTCAATTGAAGGTGTTTTAGTTCCTGCTGGAACTTCAACAGTTTATGACCAAATTCTAGGAACAAACATCAGACGACCATTCTTACACGTTAGATATAGAGCTTCTCAAACAGAAGACAGACGTATGAAGTCTTGGTTAACTGGTTCTGCAGGTGGTGCTTACACTTCAAATCTTGATGCTATGGAAGTAAACTTCCTATCTGAAAGATGTTTAGTTACACAAGCTGCTAACAACTTTGTTTTATTCCAAGGAATTTAATAAGTACTTTGTAAAGTTATGGGGCATTAATTTGCCCCAGCTTTACTATTATTAACTATTTAATTATATCATATTATGAAAACTAAAAAAACAACTCAAGATACATCTTGGGAAATAAAAGATAGAACATATCTTGTAAAAGGTACAAATCAACCATTAACTTTAAAAATACCTTCTCGTCATACAACACGTCATGCTTTATTATGGTACGACAATGAAAAAAATGAACAAAGAGAAATAAGATATGCTACAAATCAAAATTCACCGTTTAAAGATGAACAAAAAGGTGAAGCAACTTTAGGACACATTGTATTTAAAGATGGTGCTTTAACTGTAAGAAAAAAAGAACAGTCTTTACAAAAAATACTATCGCTTTATCATCCTTTACTAAATGTAAAATATAAAGAATTAGATACAATAGCAGATGCTAAAGATGAACTAGTAGACTTAGAAATGGAAATAGATGCTTTAAATATTGCTAGAAATATAGATATTGATCAAGCTGAAGCTATTTTAAGAGTTGAAATGGGATCTAAGGTATCTGAGATGAGTTCTAAGGAAATAAAAAGAGATTTACTCATATTTGCTAAACAAGATGCTAAACTTTTCATAGATCTTGCTAAAGATGATAATGTACAGCTTAGAAATTTTGCTATAAAAGCAACTGAATCTGGTATTATACACTTAGCAGATGATCAAAGAACATTTAAATGGTCTTCAAACAATAAGAAACTAATGACTGTGCCTTTTGATGAACACCCTTATGCTGCTATGGCTGCGTTCTTTAA